CTTTGAGTCCATTGTAGAATTTGTCTCTACACAAGGCAATTTCGAAAATGCTCTATTTGTATTCTACTGTTTAGTTGTCTAAGCAGATGCTCTATTTCTACGAGGAGTAGACAAGGCAAGGTCAAACCTTGATAGAGCATTATTCAATGAGTTATGCCACTCTAAAAGGCAGGAGGAAAATATCATGACAAAGACTATCTACACACGCATTATGACAAAGGAAATCACATCAGTAGAGCTGAAATCTGTTTTAGGCAGAGAACTCTACATCTGCAATGGAAATTGCTGGACAGATGTTCTTGATGAGTTTGGCTTCACTTATTCCTCAGAGCAGTTCTGCCAGTATATCTCTGACTATAAAGCATGGGCGGAACTCAACAATGTCTATGTAGAAATTCTGGAAGGTAAAGCAGAGTTTAGGTCATCCATCAACGCAGCTAAAGAGGTGCTGAAAGAGTGGCTTGAGAATAATGAGCTTGATGATTTTAAATCATTATATTCTACTCTTTCCGCAAGGCAGAAGGAAGCCGTTCTCTGTATTCTTAGGTACAGTGAAATTCTCGACATGGATTTAATGTGTCCGACAACAAGCGAACTGTCACTTCTCTGGAAAGACTCTATTAAGAAACAGAAACACAAAGCAAATCTGCTGATCCCAGTAATGGAAACAGATTGTACATACACTATCAATTTGTTTACAGGTAAAGTAGTAGGCTATGCAGATATAGATACTGTTGAGGACATTCTTTGAAAAATTTTAACAAGGCAATCGGTTTGGTTCAATACCGGTTGTCTTTTTGATTGGAGAAAATCACTATGAAAAATTATAAAACCAGAATCGCACAAGCAAAATCAAGTTTCGAACTTTCCTGTATCTGGGAAGAAGTTCGCAATGCTTACTGGATTAAAAAGACTATCAGTAAGAGAATGTACGAAAAACGTTCGGCTGAAATTGCAGCTAGGAGGAAATCATTATGAACAAGGCAGACAAAGTAAAACAAAAATTAATTAAAGAAGTAGTAATCCCTTCATTATTAGGAGTGTTAATAGCACTCCTTTTTTTATTGGCTGTAGTGAAGCCTACAGGAGCAAGCGAAGACAGTACCCGTCCAATGACAGGCACAGTCTATTTTGTTTCTGGACGCAGTGTATCAATAGTCTCTCCAGATAAGCGCACCTGGAGCTACAAAGGAAAAGGCTTCTCCGTAGGAGATACAGTATCTTGTGTTGTTTCTGACAACGGAACATCCAAGACAGCAGATGATTATATTAAATCAGCTGTTGTCACTCAAAACACAACTCCCGTCAGTATATGTGCAGCTGAAGAAGGAGCTTTAGTTCGCTTTGCAAGCGGAACATATTATTTAGAAAGAAGGTACTAATTATGACTCTTAATATATTTTACAAACAGTTTTCAGGAAACGATTCATTTGAAACCACAGAAGATAGACAGTCAGTTTATCTTGATAAGATAGAAGCAGAGCATCCGGGAATCCTTTGTACAATGGAAGCCGCTATTGAACGTAGTATTTTAGGCTTACCATTAGTAAACCAAGATACTTTAGAACAATCTTTAAGTTACATAGTAACTAATAATGCCTCTTGTGGGGCAATAGCTTTATTTTATAGAGGAGCAATGGAACGCTTCGCTCAACTTATAGGGAGTTTCTTTGTCATTCCGTCTTCAACAGAAGAAGTGATTCTCATGCCTGGAAGCGATCCTGCAGGTATTAATAAAATGATCAGAGAGGTTAATGCCCAGTGCGTAGAAGATGATTTAGTTTTAGATAGTCATGCCTACTTCTTTGACAAGGCAACCAACACGCTGAAGCCTGTAGTATCTCTAAGTGATTCTATAGCAGAGAGGAGATTAGCATGACATATAAATACACAACTATAAGAATACAGCGGAAAGAGGCTCTTTTGGGATACATAGTACCTAAAGGAGCCTTATTTATTAGAGGCAACGGACTTCAGTTCGTATGTACTGAACGTCCAAAGGATCTTTTTGATATTCCAGTAATGATGTTCCAGAATGGATCATGGCACAAGATATCTGTGTCTGTCATGTACTCATACTTAGCAAGAGAGATAGTAAATTTTATCTAAAGGAGGAATCTGCTATGAATAATGTCTACACTATGTAGATATTTATAAATTTATAGTAGTTATATAAGATATATAAGAAAGGAAATAAAAATCATGAAGAAATTATTAGCAGTAGTATTAACAATTATGATGATAGCAACCCCAGTATCAGCAGCTCCAACAACAGATGGAGAATGCAAAGACCTATACCCTCTAACAGGTATAGTAACTGAAGTCCAGGAAGTAGATAAAGACACGGACCTCGTAACTATGACATGTGCCAATGGAAATCAGTTCTCTTGGTATGTAGACAGCACAGATGATTGGTGCATCAATGACCTTGCATCTTGCATCATGAACTCCAACGGAACTGATGAAGTCTATGACGATGAAATTGTAGACGCTCACTATGTTGGCACATTAGACCAGTTATCACAATATACTGCATAAGCAGTATATTTAAGCATCTTGAATTACTCAAAAAGGGTAGCATGAAATCTAGGGTTACCCGTTTTCCTCCAAGATGTTTAACTATGCTACTTAGAAAGGAAACAATATGTTAAAGAAAGTAACCAGAAGAGAAGCACAAAAAGCACTTGTTGCAGGAAATCCTGTATATTTGCTTCCTAATAGAATGCAAGTGGATTCACCTTGGGCACATCCGTTCAGAGTGAAAACTCCTATGTCAGAAGAGAAATTTAATCGTCTGATAATGAAATATGAACATGCTTGTTGCACTGTAGATACAGGAACCGGAAGTTTCTGTTATATAGATGCTTGACAAGGGAACAGATGTTTGCTATGATTCGATTAGGAGGTAAACATGAAAATAATTTATACAACATTAATAGGACTGGGCTATGTGTCCAAAGAGTCAAATAATAAATATACTGTAGAATTTCTACATGGAAATTATATTTTTGATTTTCCTAAAAAAATAGTAGAACCATTATTGGTTCATAATACTCTTTATGAAGCGATTTTGCACAGGAAAGGAGAATGGAAATGAGACATATTTATGTAAAGACACCAAATGGTCTAGGTAAATTAAATTTTTATGACGGATCATTATGGCACTCTCATTACATAGTAGACCATTATAAACATGATTCAAAGTTTTACTCTGGATACTATGAAGGAAGATATATAACTAACGCATCCTGCTATGGCAAAGAACATATCAAGTTTCTCAAGAAGAGACCGCTGATTGATTTGATCACCAAGAGAAAGGAATGAATATGCAGAACATATATGTATATAATCGTAAAGATAAAATAGGAAAGTTGATATGGTATAGAGGTATAGTTTTTTACCCTTATGTAGTCACTCATAATCATTCCTACAATAGAATGTTTTTATATAGTGGCTCAATTGATGATAGAATTGTTGTAGACTGTATGGTTTACAAAAAGCACGAAATCAAGCTCTTACATAAGAAACCATTGAGACATTTTATAGAAAAGAGGCAAGGCAAATGATAGTATACAAAATAAATGTCCTGCAAGAGTTGAAGCACAAAGGATATTCAACTTATGTCTTGCGGAGAGATAGAATCATGGGAGAAGCTCAGATACAAAAGATTCGGCAGGGTGAACTTGCTAGTAAAGAAACTCTCAATACAATCTGTCGATTATTGCAGATACAGCCCGGAGACTTGCTTGAATATGTGGAGGAGATATAGATGTTAGGAGAATACATTAAAGACCCATTTTATGGGTTAGGCAAAGTTATAAAATTCAGACCTGGCAGTAGTGAACTTGTGTACTTTTTCAAAGCAAATGATAACCTACATGATGGTGCAATAGAGCCAGGTTCCTGTCCAGACAACCATGGTTGGTGGTTTGGTTCTGACGACATTAAAAGAATGAAGTACCTTCCTCCGCTAGCATCATTAATAGAGAGGAGGCAACAATGAAAATAGGTGATATAGTATGGCGAAGCAATTCTGGTATGGGAAGAATAATAGATATTAGATCTTCCTCAGCGCCATATCTAGTTTATTTTTATAAAGAAAATAACCGTTTGTATAATGGCAACGATAGAGGCCCAGATTGTCGCTATTGGTGGTGCTTCAGAAGTTCACTTACTCTTGTCCGTTCAGTGTCTTTGTGCAAGCTAATAGAAAGGAGACGCAATGAAAACAGGTGATATAGTTTTTCATCAAGAGTACGGTGTAGGCAAAATAAAATTTATTGATGGCTTAGCATATTTAGTTTATTACTATAAAGAAAATCCTTTATTACACAATGGATCTATTGGACCTAATTTCCATTATTGGTGGAGCTATGCTGAAGACCTGAAACTTATTTCATCTGTCCGTACATTAATAGAAAGGAGGCAACATGGTTGATTTAAGGAAGAAACTCCGGTCTGGAATGATAGCTGTCACACCAGCAGGAAGCTATCTTGTTCTTACCGATTGCGAGACGGCGAATTATGGCAGTCAAGATTTTTGTATTATTGGACCTGATGGTTTTATGATAGGCAGTAATTACGATGAAAATTTGAGCACTATTCGTGGCATTTGCTCTATAAAAGCTCTATATAAGTCAACTGTAAATGGACTTACTTATGAAATGAAATACAAAGATAAAGATTTAATTTGGACAAAGGATCCAAAAAATCTTAAAGAATTAATCATATCAAGGAGGTTTTCAAAATGAAGACAGCAAAGGAAAGACTCTACAGAGTTGATTATGCCGAGGAAAAACTCGGTGACACAGTAACTAAGGAGATGATGAATACCAGTGAGTATGAAAAAGGCTACGGAATCATTCAAGCCCTTGAATCATGCGAAACAGACGGAGAACTTGACATATTAGATGAAGTTCTGACTGCTTTATGTGGTCATGGTATTGAGTATCTCACCAACTTAGTAGAATGTGACTGCTAAACTATGAAATAAAATTAGAGCTGTGAAAACAGCTCTTTTTTATTATATAAAAAAGAAAAGAGGAAAACAAAATGGAAAACATCGTTTACAACACAGTTATGAGCAACTTATTAATCTCTGGTACGAAGGCATGCGCAGTAATTCCAAGGGAACTGATGTCTGTCGATCCTGCTTATCAGCGGCTGGAAACACGAAATCATAGAAAAATTAAAGCAATGCATGACAATTTTGATCATATGATTATGGATGCTTTGTTAGTAGTGCCACATCCAGAAGAAAGCACATTTTCCATAGTGGATGGCTATGGTCGTTTTATTGCATCAGAAGGTATTTTAGATAAACTCGAATGTGTTGTTATTACTTCAGCCCCATCTGATCCAGATGAGAGAAGACATTTCGAAGCAAGTATCTTTACAAGACAGAGCTTGTATACTGAAAAAGTTACTCCGCTGCAGATGCATAAGGCAAATCTTATCTTAGGTGAACCGAATGCTGTAGCGTTGCAGGAAGTGGTTGATGAATATAATTTAAGCATTGCAGAAGACAAAGGGGTAAGAAAACCAGGAACTATTGGTAGTTACACATCCGCTTACAGGATAATTAAAGCAAAAGGTAAGATAGCTTATGAAAGTATTATATCTACTTGTTGTAAAGCTGGTTATAACTTATCAGGAGATGGATTATGTGACAAGATAATTAGGAACTTATATAAAATTTATTGCTTCTACGGAGATATTGGATTAGTAAAAGTATTGCCTATTATGAGAGGAACTGAGCCAAGTACACTTAAAGCAAAAGGAATAGCTGCTTATCCAGAAAGAGTTGAATTAAGTCTTGCTCTCTACCTGCAGGACTATCTTGTATCTCTTGGTGAACCAAAACAGTTTAACGAGAAAGGAAAGAAAATTTCTTAAACAAGTTTGTAAAAAGTATTGACAAGTTTTACAAACTGGTTTATAATGCAGTTACAGTTAAGAAAGGAGAAAACAAATGGCAACACTTATTAGTTTATATAAAGATAACAGAATCACTTCATCAGAGGTAGAATCTAAGGACATTGATATTGTCCTTGGATTCCTCTTCAAAAACTATGTCTTAGGAGAAGACATCACAGAGAACTTTGACTCAAAGTTTCTCTACATTGAGGACAGCAAGTTTAAAATGAAACCTCTAAACAAGAAAATAAAAACATTTTCGCAAGAAAAAGAGGATTCTGTAGAGGTTCTGATTCAGTTTGAGGAGCTCGCTAAGGGGTACGAAGCAGCTTATATCTTTGACCAGTATGAGGTCTTCAAGTTTGAAAATGGAGATTACAAAGATTTAGATGAGAGAGATTATAAACTCTCCATCTGTAAACACTGCGGAAAGATTATTTCCGGATCTTTAGTCAATGATTATTGTCCAGAATGCTTCGTAACCTATGGAGTACAGGAAGTGTTTGAACAGATCCAGTCAGACGACAAAGAGCTGTATACAGAGTACGAGACAGTTTCAAAAGTCATGAATACAGTGGAAGCCTTTTATGACAGAATCAAAGATAAAGGCGCATTAGCTGTACAGAGAGCAAAAGAAATCTCTGAACAGTACTTAGGAAAAGAACAGATTCCACAGGAATTATATGAAACAATTTTAGGAGGATTTGTAGCATGAATAAGGAAACAATGAAACAGGGTATGATTAAAGTTTTGAATATGTATGATATCCCTTGGGGTAATTCAGCCATTGACAAAATTATCAACACATGGGCAGACAACAAAACCCCTTTGATTGAGTTATTAAGACATCATCCTAACTGGAATGATGAAAAATGCTATGTAGCATTTGATCAGAATATCAAGGGACAGCCAGACGAGGGGAAAATTTACAGGTTCATTGATTGGATGATTAACAAGAGAAGATACACAGATGCTTTGGATGCATTGAGATATTATAGAGAACAGCTTCTGGATGAACGAACAGCTTCTTTAATTAAAGAATGCTATCCTGATATTAAAGGTATTTCAGCAGGTCAGAAAACCTCAAGAGCAGTGAAGAAAATCTGTACACTTATAGGTATTACTTCTGATACCTATTCAGATTTTGAAAAGAGGTATGCCAAATATTCAGATGCAATCAATCCATTGGATGTTGTCCGGCACACTATCCTGTCAGTTAATCCAGTTGATTATCTGTTGTCCTCCAATGGAAATAGCTGGTCATCCTGTCATACACTTGATAAAAACAATCCTAATGGTTACTCAGGATGCCATTGTTCTGGAACAATGAGTTATCTTCTTGATGGAACTACAATGGTTTACTATCAGGTAGATAAAGAGTACGACGGCAATGACTTAGAGTTCGAGCCGAAAATCATCCGTCAGTTATTCCATTATAAAGATGGAATCCTTGTACAGGGAAGACTCTACCCTCAATGTAACGATGGCAAAAACTCACTGTATACTCCAATTAGAGCACAGCTTCAGAAAATCATCGCTGATTGTTTGGTGGCTCCTAACCTTTGGAGAAAGAAAGGCGGCACCTCTGCTTGTTGCTCAGTTATTAATTCTGAAGGTACCCACTACAGAGATTATGAGTGCCAGAGCGAGTGCTCAGTAAGTAAGATTGTCAAAATGATTCCCAAGGGAAGAGTAGATAATAGGCATATGACAGTTGGACATGATATCTATTGTGTAAAGTGCGGGGATTGGCATGATATGGAAAGTACTCTTCTTTGTGAGGATTGTTATGATAACTATGGCGACAGTGAATCTCATAGATGTTGTGATTGCGGTGATCGCTATGACGAAGATGAGATGTACCTTATCGACGGAAGTTGGTATTGCTGTAATTGCTCTATTTATTGCGATTGCTGTGATGAAAGAGTGCCCAATAGTTATATCAACTATTATGATGAATTAAATATGCATATCTGTAATGACTGCAGGGATGAAAATTTCACAACATGTGATTGTTGTGATGATTTATGTAGAAACGATGATGTCACATGGGTGGAATCAACCGATGAGTATGTATGTGATCACTGCTTAAGAACAAATTATACATATGTTGAAAGCGAGGATGACTATTTCCTTAACGAAGAAGTTAAAGAATGTAAAGAGTGTGGAAGCCTCTATGTAATTGAAGATGGTGACAAAGGGCTTTGTCCAGACTGCAAAGAAAAGGAGACCGGAGATGAGTAAAAATAAATATAAAATTACAGAATTAGAAGAGATTTTGAGAATGAAACAGATGACTTTAAAGAGTCACCTGGAAGCTAAGTTAGAAGCAGCAGGTTATGAGCCGTCATCAGAGGATGGATTCCTCTATGCTAAGGGAACTTTCCCAGTACTCTTAGTTGCTCATATGGATACAGTACATAAAGAATGCGTCCAGAAAATCAAATATACTGGAGCAATTATGTCTTCTCCTCAAGGGATTGGGGGAGACGACCGGTGTGGCATCTACGCTATCTTACAGATTATTAAAGATTTCAAGTGTTCTGTATTATTTACAGAGGACGAAGAAATTGGATGCGTAGGAGCTGAGAAGTTTGCTGTAAGTGACTATATAGTAAACAATGATATAAATTATATCATTGAAATTGATAGAAGAGGGACCAATGACTGTGTATTCTACTCTTGTGATAATCAAGAATTTGAAAAATTCATTGAATCTACTGGTTATTTCAAAACAGCATGGGGTTCTGTGAGTGATATATCAACAATTGCTCCGGCACTCGGTGTAGCAGCAGTCAATTTATCTTCTGGTTATTTCGACGAACACACTACAAGAGAAACAATCAATGTAGAAGCATTACTTTCTACAATTGAAGAAGCGAAAAAGATTCTTGCTTTACCATGCGAGGAACCATTTGAGTACATTGAAGCTGCCTATGGTGGTTATGGAAACTGGTGGAGAGATTATGATGAAGAAGCATCACCTATTAGCACTGATTACACAACAGCTTATACAGATGATTGTACTTATATATTCTCGAAAGAGGAGAAGGCAAAGAAATTCTTCCATATTTATCTTCAGACTTACAGCGGAAATGAAATCTGTTGTGAAATCCTCGCAATAAATGAAATGGAAGCAATTGGTATGGCTTTAAGTCATTATCAGTATTATTCTGCTTGTGACATTATTGATATAAAATCACAGTAAAGGAGGAATGTTTATGCCAAAGTATATGATTGACCTCTAGCCCACTAAGAGGTTTTCATATAAATTACAACTGAATATAGAAAAATTACAACTGAATATGGGTAAAGATTAAAACAAACAACAAAAAACAAATTTCAAACAAGAATAGGAGATTATGATTATGATGAACACAACTATTATTACAAAAATTATGGCAGCACTTGGACAGGACGAGCTTAAAGAACTCATCGGAGCACTTCAGGGAATGGTTGATGCACCAGAGACAGTACAGAAACATTGGGAGCCAACAGAAGGTGAGCAGTACTTCTATCTGTGGGGTACAGGAAAGAAAGACGGTGGAGTATTCACAGCAGAGAACCAGAAAGATGTAATGAGACTTGCAGTAGGTAACTGCTTCAAGACTGAGGAAGAGAGAGACGCAGCTGCTGAGTATCTGATGATTGTAGCAGAGCTTAAACGCTTCGCTATTGATCACAACGATGAGATTGATTGGGATGATCACTCTCAGAGAAAATACAAACTCTGCTGGAACAGAGAGACAGAGAAAGTTGATTCCACATGGAGCAGAAGGAAAATCACAGATGGTATTTACTTCAGCTCTCATGAGGTAGCAATGGCTGCTGTCGAAGCTGTAGGAGAGGATAGAATCAAAAAGTTCTATCTGCCAGATGCTGAGTAAACAATAAAATAAACAGTTCTCTTGGGGTTCGACTCCCCAAGAGAATTATCAAGGAGCTATTATGGAATTAGATAAGTTATTAAAAAAGAGAAGCATAATAAGCTGCACAATCAAGGACGGGATTTGTATTGTACAGTATGCTTCAAAGGAAATGAAACTATTAGATATATCAGGTATGGGTATTGTAGAAGTACTTGATTTTATATTGGAGGAATAAGATGAAAGTTGGAGATAAAGTAATAGTTGATCCTAGATTGCATGGATGCATATGGTGTATTCCTGTGGAAGAAGTTAAAGGAAAAATTATGACTATAATATCCATAAATAACCCTAGAGGTTTTGAGGCTTATTGTTGTGTTAAAGAATCAGGATATATTTTTAAGTTGGATATGTTTATTCCTGCAGAAGGTACTTTATTTTTAGCTATCCATGAAAGAAGGCAATATGAAGAGAGGAGATAAAGTAATTTTTAGATCTAATACTCCTCGTATTCTATGGGGCGTAGATATAAATTTCCTATTAGGAAATATATGTATCATAAAATCAATTATAGAACTAACTTCTAAAACTTTTGAAAGAAAAGCTTATGAATTAGAAGAAGCTAGTGATTATTGGTTTCCAGCAGAGGAATTTATTCCTTACAAAGGACTAACTGTACTAATTGATAAGAGGAGGAAACATGAAATATAAAGTTGGAGATAGAGTCATAGTTCGGAAAGATTTAGTTGGCGGATTGGAATATCCTTATTCGAATCCGTTATGCGGAAAGTTATATTTTGCTTCAGCAATGGAAAAATTTCGTGGGGAAATGTATGAAGTAATAACAGTTTCAGGTGAGTATGATTATGGTTGTGAAACTTATGAATTATCTCTGGGAGAAGAGGCATTCAGATGGCTGTTCAACGACGCAATGTTGATGTCTGCTAGTGGGTTAAGGAGCTTGATATGCAAAAGAAATATAAAATAGGAGACATAGTAAGAGTTAGAAGTAATTTGAAAGGTAATACAAGATATTATTATGATGGTAGTGATAATGAATATTTGTTTTTTAACATTGCCATGCAAAAATTCTGTGGCCATGCATATAAAATCATAGATAAAGTTTCATCATTTTATCCTGGCTATGTTAACTATAGACTAGCACTAGGAGATGAAACATGCGAGTGGGTTTTTAGTGACAAAATGTTAGAACCTGTTCAGTGTCTAGGGGGACTTATATGCAAGAGAAAAAAGAATTAAAAGTTGGAGATTGGGTTCGTGTAAAACGTAACCTAGCAGTTCATGAGATAGGGGTGAAGTATCTCGGAAAAGTTTATAGAATCAATAGAATAAGTTATACAGGTTACTATCTATCTGGTACTCCAGAAGGATACTGGTACAGATCATCACTTATTCCAGTAGGAAATTTAAGTAGACTTGTAGAAATTAGAAAGGAAAATCATGAGATATAAAGTCGGAGACAGAGTAGTGATTAGAAAAAATTTAGTTAGCGGGTGGTATTACTATTATGAAAATTCAATGGGAAGATTATTTTTTAACAGCCACATGTATAAACTTTGTGGAAAAATTTGTGTAGTAACTAAAATTACAGATCTTGTATTAGATGAATATTTCTTATCAATAGATGATGAAGAAGTATCATGGTATTTTAACAATGCAATGTTACTTCCGGCAAATAGTTTGAGATATTTAGTAATGACAAGGGAGGCGACCTCATGAAAATATATGAACTTCATCAAGACGTATCAGGCAGATGGTTCGGCTATTGTGAAGAGACAAAAGAGTATACACCAAGCTTCATCAAATGTAAAAATTTGAAGAAAATGCTTATCTGGAAAGGTTGGGGGTGGAAATGATTGAACTTAGAGACTGTATTGTGGGAGTTAAAGATGAAAAAGAATATGAAAAAGTAATTCAGATTGCGAAAGAACAAGGATGTGAGTGGAATTCTGGAGACTCTTTAGATTATATCTACTGTACATTTCCAACAAGATTGTTTTTTGATAAAAGAGGAAGGGTCACATTTGGGGGATATCATGAAAAATATTGTGACTATCATTGTAAAAATTTGATGAGCAGATTACAAGAATTGATAATTATAAGACAGAAGGGAAAGTTATGATTGATTTAAGAGATAGCACAGTATTAGTTAACAATGTAGAAGAATATATAGCTGTGGCTAAAATTGCTAAGAAACAAGGCTTTAGATGGGCGAGTTGGGCCCCTTTAAGTATAGTCCTTTGTGAGTTTCCAACGAGACTAGAATTTAATAGGAAATATGAAACATATTGGGGTTCTAGCCGTGGCAGATGTGCACGAGATTATCCTAAATGCATGGCTCTAGTTGGAGGATTGCGGAGACTCATAATGGTCAGAAAGGAAACGTAAATGATAGATTTGAAATGTTGTACTGTTTTGGTGAATAATAAAGCAGAATATATAGCGTTAATCAAAGAAGCGCAAAAGCAAGGTTACACATGGGCATCTGGGTATGATTTAACTAATATATTTTGTGATTTCCCAACAAGATTACGCTTTAATGGAGAGTGTAAAGTATATTATAATTCTTCCGCTTATTTTTATAATCGTGATTACCAGTGCAAGGAAATATTTGGTGCATTAAGAAATATGATATTAAAAAGAAAAGAGGGACAACTATGTTAAAAGAGAAATTATCAATTGAGCGGAAAAAGGCTGTAATGATTACAGCCGATTTTACAGCACCTACAACAGAAAGTTATGCTATGGCATGGCTAAGACTATGCAACAACGCAAGAGAGTACAAAGACGTTATCTGGAGAGTAGAGAATGATTCAGGAAATAGGGTATATGTCTGGTGCAATCCAAAGTATAAAGAAACAGTAATAGAATTCCTCACAGGAATAGTTTACTATCATCAGGAAGATAAAGGGCCTACATCAGTAGGAAAAGTTATTGAGGCAGAAGATGTTACAGTTGGTTTCCCGGTGTATGAGTATGAGAGTACATGTTCTTCACATGAGGAACAATGGGGTTTTGATATTGATAATTCAATTATGTTTTGGGGAGCAGTAAAAGAAATTTTTTATTGAGGTGATTTTATGAAAAATAGAGAGAAATTTGCTAAAGAAATTTTAGATATTGCGTGTAACGGTTCAAGCATTGCTATGGATTTTGATGGAAATTTAGTTCCTTGTAGTGGATTAAATTGTAATGAATGTTGTTTTAATTCTAATAGTTGTGAAGATTGTGATATGGGTATTCAAAAATGGTGTGAATCAGAATATGTAGAAAAACTTACACTAACAACAAAAGAAAAGAAATTCCTTGATCTACTTTTGCCTAATTATAAATATATTGCAAGAGAAAAAAATGGTTTCTTATTAGCCTATACAGAAAAGCCAATTAAAATATTAGAAACTTGGGGATTAGCAAACTGTGTATTAATAAATATGTTTGATATTAAATTTGACTTTATCAAACGGGAAGATGAAGAACCCTGGAGTATTGAGGATTTAAAGAAATTAGAGGTGAAAAAAGATGATTAATTTAAAAAACACATGTATTTTAGTTAGAACAGAAGAAGAAAATGAAACGCTTCTCAAAGAAGCTGAGAAACAGGGATTTCATTGGTATTCGAAAGGTAATTGTAAACCATTGCCAGGACAACATTTTCCAGATATTTTAAAATTTTGTAATAACAAAGATGTGGCGCACAGCATGCGTATCGGAGTAGAGGATAGTACTTTTTACGAAGCCTCAGAACTCCTCGGGGGAAAAGAAATGACAGCAAGAGAGTTTATTAAGTGGTATGTCAATGTGGATTTTTCGTGCGGTAGACGTAACTGTGATGAATGTATACTTGGCAGAAAGAACACTAAGTGCAACAATCAGTTGTGTACTACATGCAACTGGAAAAACAACATTGATGAACTTCTTGAAATTGCGAAATCAGGTAGAATTACAGTTCCTACACCCGAAGAGAAAGCAATTGAAGATATTGAGAAGTTAATTCAAAGTCCATATCGCGGAATAACAGGTGAAATTAAGGAATCCTTAAAGCTGGCGGTGGAGAAGCTGAAAGAGGTGAATGATAATGGAGAGATTAACACTTGAAGATGCTATTTCTCATGCAAAAGAAGTAGCAGAAAAGAATTATAGAGGTGCAGATTTTGAGTCAATTGATTCTGTAGACGATGATATAAAAGCTAATTGCATAAAATGTGCAGAAGAACACGAACAGCTTGCGGAATGGTTAGAGGAACTGAAATCTTACAAAGACTTAGACGAACAGGGCTTGCTTGTTAGATTGCCGTGTAAGGTTGGAGATTCTGTTTTCATCATTGTCGGAAAAGATATTTCAAGACAAGGAATAAGAAAGATAGAAATTTCTGACAACAGCATTATATTTAAAACAAATAGACAGAAAAGAATATTTAACGTTGCTGAGTTTGGAAAAACCGTATTCCTCGCCCGTGAAGATGCTGAGAAGAAGTTGGAGGAATTTTAAATTGAATGCTAATACAAGAAAACTTATATTAATGGAGGAAAACATTATGGATAAATTAATAGCAAAAGAAGTAGAATTTAACGGAGATATTCTTAAAGCAGCACAGGATCCTGATGGAAATATTTGGGTTGGTGCTCGCTGGGTATGTGAAGCTATCGGTTTAGATGATAACCGGATTAAATATGAAAGAAGAAAAATGCAGACGGATTCAGTAATTTCAAAGGGGGTACAAAATTTTACCCTCCTTACTAATGGCGGAAATCAGAATGTTATGTGCTTACAGTTAGACTATCTGCCATTATGGTTGGCTAAAATCTCAATTACTCCAACTATGAGAAAGGAAATGCCGGGAATAGCAGAAAAACTTGTAGCATATCAGCTCAAGGCAAAAGATGTATTGGCAGCAGCTTTCCTTGAGAAAAAAGTTAATAATCCAAATGTTATTCAGTTACAGCTTCCGGATTTTAATGACAAAATTGAAGTACTAGAAAGAAAAGTAGATAAAATCTTTGAAGATATGGGGCGTTTAGCTTCTATGATGGTTCAGGAGAAAATTGTTACGACACCTATCCCAGTGAAGAAAGTAGAGAATCCTGGTAAAAAATGGAAAAATGATATGTACCAGATGATTGATGCTCTTACCACTTGTGACAAGTTCTCTGATCGTGGCTCTGTAATGAAAACTGTATATAAGTATATGAATAAAAACTATGGTATCTGTTGGGATCAGGAAGTGAAGGATTACAAAGAAAAATATAATCCAGTAAGTAAATTTAGTACTTATGATGTTGTCTATGCCAATGATACTTTAAGATCTATCTTCAGTGCTGCGTTAGGAGATCTGTATGAAAAATATAAATCAATCTGTAATCAGGATGCAACAGATTCTATTATTGCTCCTCTCGTAGAAAAATATGGAGATAAGAGCAACGGAGGAATGGTTACATATAGAAAAGTATACAAAAAGATGGGAGAAATGAGTCCGATCAATTGGCATAATTTAGAAGTTCGTTATATTAACAAACATGGCAAAGCAGGAGCAAGAAGAAAGAAAATCATTTCTTCCAATCCAGAAATGCTGAGAAAATTTAAGAATGCAGTTGATGTCATGATGGTTGGGTAAAGACTATGCTAAAAATAGGGAAAACATATTATTTAAAAACTTGGGAGGAGCTTAAAAAAGCTTCCAATGGTGATTATTCAGGAGCTTTAGATTTCGGAGAAATACTATTTTTATCTAGGATGAAGATTTTATGTGGGGACAAGATATGTATAATTGGAAAGTATCCTTATCATGAAGGAGTTTATCAAGGGATAGATATGAAAATTTCACAACAATTTTTGTTTACTGAAAATATGTTGTTCACATCTGGTTTGCGAAAAATGATTGAGGTGAGAAATGAAAGTAGGACAAAAGTATAAAGTTCGTTCTTGGGATGATATGAAAAGAGAATTTGGAATTGCTCAAACTGGGGATGAAATATATATACCATGTTTGGCATTTTTTGTTAAAGACATGTGTAGATTTTGTGGAACTACTATAACTGTTTCATATTTTATATACGACAATGTTTTTAGAATCGAAGAAGATAACGGTAGATATATGTGGTCTACAGACATGATCACACCATTAGGAGATTTATATGAAGCGATACAAAGTAGGAGACATAGTTCAGATTCGTCAATGGGATGATATGGTTAAAGAATTTGGTGTTAATTATTATGGTGTTATTCGATGTAACAATTATTGCAGTTTTGTGGGAGAAATGAAGAAATATTGTGGGAAAAAATTACGAATAGATACTATAAAAAATCTTGGTAATACCTATTATTATACAATGACTGCAATTCCGTGGACTTTTACAAGTGAGATGTTTGAAAAAGGAGACTTATCAATGTTAATCACAAGGAGACAGGAATGTATAAAGTAGGACAGAAAGTAAGAGTTAAATCTTGGGAACAAATGGAAAAAGAATATGGACTTAATTCTTGCGGTAGCATAAAGACACCATCATCATTTACTAGAGAAATGAATTGGTTTTGTGGGATGATTTTTACAATTAAGAATGTAAGATCTGGTATTTTTCGTGTTACTTACGATTTAGAAACTAATAATAAGGAATTAAATGATGAAATAAAACATTATTACTGGGATGAAGAAATGCTTACATCTGCCGGTTTATTGGCACAAATAATTCAAAGGAGAAAAACTCATGTATAAATATTACGACAAGAAAAACAATTTTGTAGAAACATTTAATCCGGAGACAGGATTCTATATCCGGTCTGATGATCTTACAACAGGAAAGGAACCATTCATGAGAGATTTTCCTGCTTTGTTAGATATTGGTATTATGGGACATTGTGTTCATGGAGCATCTGGTTTGTGTATTCAATCAGGAGTTCAGTGTTATCAGAATGGATTACACACACAGGAGCCTAACATGTCCCTTGAGAATTTCAAGAGAATAGTAGATGAATGTAAAGGGAAAACATTTCAGTTTGCTCTTGGTGGCAGAGGAGACGTAGACCAGCATGAAGATTTTGAAGAAATCCTTAAGTATTGTAGGTTACAAGGGATTGTGCCAAACTTTACAAGTTCCGGTTTAGGATTCAATGAAAAAATTGTTTCCTTATGTAAAGAATATTGCGGAGCCGTAGCTATATCTTGGTACAGAAGTGAATACACAGGGAAAGCGATTGATATGTTAGTGTCTGCAGGAGTTACTACCAATATTCATTATGTCCTTGGACGGAATTCTATTGATGAAGCTATTGAACATTTGCAGCAGGAAGATTTTCCTGATGGTATCAACGCAGTGATTTTCTTGTTGCATAAGCCAGTAGGTTTAGGAACTCAGACAAATGTATTGTCTCCTGATGATGAAAGAGTCAAAGAATTTTTCTCTTTGATTGATAAACATGATTATAAATTTCAGATTGGATTTGATTCATGTTCTGTGCCTGGACTGTTGAATTTTACAGAAGAGATTTTAAATTCTACTCTGGAACCGTGTGAAGGAGCAAGATTTTCTGGTTACATTACGTCAGATATGAAAATGCTGCCATGTAGCTTTGACAATCAGGAACTTAAGTGGGCAGTTGATCTTAATGAACACACTATTCAGGAAGCATGGGATTCAGATGTGTTCGATGATTTCAGAAGCCATTTCAGGAATTCTTGTAAAGGTTGTAGCCGTCAGTGCGATTGTCTAGGAGGTTGTCCGATCAGAAGAGAAATCGTCTTATGTACAAAAGAGGAGAAAGATTTATGTTAGTACAAATAGTAGGGTTGAGTGTTGTATTGGTAGCAACATTAATAATTTTGTTTGTTTGTATAAGTGGAAACATAAATTTGAAAATGGAAGTAGATAAATTAAAAAGACAGAATGACTCTTTACGCTTCAATATCATATGTGTATGTGAAGAAAATAAAAGGCTTGCAATAAAACTTAAAAATCCCCAAATTATTACACCATCTTTAGAAATAGAAGAAGCTGTTCATTACGCAATGGTTAAAGCTCATCCTGACAATGGAGGTAAACAAGAAGATTTTGTAAAGTTTAGAAAACTATATGAAAGGATAAACAATGAATCTAAGTAAACTTAAAGTTCTTAAAATTGGTGGTCACTATAAAGTAAAACCGTTTGATCGTTTAATAGAAGAATATCGGCCGCAGGAAGAGGATGGAATGCCAATTGTCATCTGTGGCTTCAATGAACAAATGAAAAAACTATGTGGTCAAAAAGTTACGATACATAGCGCATTTGAAGGACATGAAAATAAGCTTTATCATATAAAAGAAGCAAGATATTGTTGGAATAGTCAGATGTTAGAACTTCCTTTAAGTACATTGATTTATAGGAGAAAACATGGATAGATATGAAATATATTTCAAGTTAAGGGAAATCTGTTCTGGACATTTATGCACTAATTGTCCAATAAGTTTCATAAATTCCAAGCATAAATGTGGCCATAATTATGGGTATTCTTTAGATGGGAATCCGATACCATTATCAGAAGCTTTGAAGTATTACTCTATTATATATGGAGAACACAATTTGAGGAATACTATAGAGAAAAGAAAGGAGAATTATAGACATGAAAGAAGGGTATAAATTAGAGGACACTATTATTCTCAATGGAAAAGTAGGGTGGGTAAACACAGGAGATGATGCTGATAGCATTATTGGGATACAAAATATTCAGAAAGTAAAAAGATTTTCTGGTGAAGAAATTGTTGTATCTAATGATGGATTTGCTTTTTCAAAAGAAATGGAAAGTCGATGCGGGTGGCTTGACAGATATGCAAGTATTCAAATGCTTACAGGAGATACACCTATTGATATGGATCACATTGATGAGACAAAGATTGTATCAATGGAAGGAATCACTGAGTCTGAATATTATCATAGGTATAGTGATTATACTGGATATCTTTGGACTGAAGAAGAATTCAAATGTGGTGGTCATGATCTGTTAAAAATCTTAGAAGGAAACATGGGTAAGTATATTCATATAGAAATTGAACTATATTCGAGGTGTTGATATGACATTTGAAGAAGCTAAACAGCGTCCGGATTACTGTTTTAGGCTCAACGGAATCCAGCTTTTAATAAGAGATATAAGAGAAGAACATTTAGAAATTGATCTCGATAATGGTCCTCTCATAGGTAAAGCTGTGTTAGAGATAGGGTATGTTGATATTGAAGTAAACATTTCTGTAAACGGAATGTTTAGTGAAACGCCCACATACAAACCAATTATCGAATATTTTATGTGTGTTAAAACTGAAGATGATTGGGAGGGTATAGGATATCTTGGAATTGAGGCAGATGTGGATTGGTGGAGCAATAGATGGAAAGAAGAGTTGGAAAAAGATATGTTTTTAGTATTGGATACTTTTGTAAGACTCGGAATGCTCAATTATAATAGACCAAATTAAAAGGAATGAGGTGAATGAATGGATAAAGCTTGGTTAGAACAGAAAATAAAAGAATGTGAAAGTGTTCGTCCTGAGATTGAAAAAATACTTCGGGAAAAGCTGCATCTGGATGATAAGGAATTTGAGAAAATCATGGATTGTCTCGAATCTCCTTGTTATACTACTGCAATACATGAATTAGACATGGCACTTATTATGAAATATGTGGATGATTCTATGAAAACTTATATGAAATATAAAGAACTGTCAGAATCCTCAGGAATTGAAGAATTATTTAATAAATACACTAAGAAAAATTGGATTGACGCATATTTAGATGGAGAGCCAATGGAATTTGATGGAGATATTATTATTACAGATCCTTGTTATATCATGAAAGAAGATGATGATTGGGCAACATGTGCCTACGGAGAGAATATGGAAGCTCTTGGAATAACTCACTATATGACAAGAGACACTCTCTATGGAGATTGGAGCTGTACCACTTTTGACACTGACACAAAAGAAGCTATTGGTAAGTTTTGTGCAGATGCTGGTTTAGTGTCAGTATTTTTATTAGATGAAGTTCTGAAATATAATCCAGAATTTGACTATCATCTAAATTATAAATGGATGGTCACCTGGATTAAAGACTTCAAAGGAACTGTAGAATTTGTCGTTAAGCATATTGAGGGTTACTATGAAGAAGATACCGACTACTGGAAAAAAGGTGACTACTGGGAAGATTATGTTTTAGAAGTAGTAGGACATGGCATTAACAAGGTTACTGGTAAACCAATTAACTTTGTTGGAAAGCAAACGGGTTTATAATATGATTCCGAATAAAAAAGGTTTGCAAGTTATTATGAAAAGCACTTGTACTCCAGGATGGGAAAATAGAATTTTTACATTAACTGGAGAAAAACAAATAAATGATTGGGTAAATGTCTACTATCCAGTAATGGAGAATGTTAATCCTGTCAATAGATGTTTTATGGTGCCGCTAAATTCGTTAAAATTATTAATTTTAAATAAACAAGAAAAGGAGAACTAAAATTATGAAAATGAGCTATGATGTACAGGTTGAGGAGTTAGGAGCAAACAGAAGAGGTCTTGTTACTTCAGAAGAGGGAAGAGCTATTGTTGAGTTTATGAAAACAAGCAGAGCTAACATGTGTTTCGAGTATGATGATGAAGCCGAAGCTAAAAGAAGAGCTTCTGCAGTAATGAATTGCTGTAAGAGACTCAATGAAGAAGGTGAAAAAGAAGTTATCAAATATGCTAAACGTGGAAATAAAATCTACGTCATTAAAGTGACAGAGTAAGGAGGAGCCATATGTTAGATATTAACAAGAGAGTGAGGTGTGAGGAAGCAACTGTTGCAGAGATGATTGAAGCTCTGCAGCGGTTGCCTCAAGATGGTATTGTTCACTTTGAAGGGAAAAAGAATGGTTACATCCATTGTGATCCGGAGAATGGAACAATAGATTTTGACACAGATGATCTTAGTACTAAGTACGAAGAAGTTTCAGAAGAACCTAAGGAATACTATTTAGTATGTATAGATACTTTTTTTAAAGAGCTTATAGCTGTAAAAGCACAAAATCAATCTGAAGCAGAAGTAAAGGCAGAGAAAATGAGCCAGATAGACTTTAATGGAATGGATAAAGAGGTCTATACTTGTGCTACATGTGACGCTCATACAAAAACTTATGCTCAAAGACATAACTACAGAATTATAGAGGAGGACGTATGAAATTAAGAATAGGCTTTGTAACTAATAGTTCCTCATCCAGTTTTACTATTGCTAAAAGTGATTTAACAGACGATCAGATTGAAAAGATTAAAAATCATATTAAGGTTGCAAAAGAATTAGAAATGGAAACATTTTATGATGAATGGGACATCAGAGAAACTAAATATGAAATTCATGGCTATACTCTTATGGATAATTTTGACATGGAAAAGTTTTTATTATTAATTGGTGTAGCTAGAGAAGATGTCGAATGGGAGGATTGATCATGAAGATTAGAAAAGGATTTGTAACTAATAGTAGCAGTAGTAGTTTCATTCTTGGTTTCACAAGCGAAGAGAATATCAAAAAAGAACTGGAAGCAGAGAATCTCAAAGAATATTTTGATGAGGTTCTGAGAGATGTAACAAGAGGTATAAGACTGACTAAAAATGAAATTCTGGAGGAATACTCAGAAGAAATTTATTATGATACTCTTTGGAAACTAGAAAATAGGCTTGATGTACCTTATGGTAAGAGGTTTGAAATTCGAAAAACAAAAGAGTTTCAGGATGAGCTCAATAGAGCAATAACAGATAGGGTGTCTGAGCTAGAGGAAGATATGAAAGGTTACTCTGTATTTGTAGAAATTGACTATTCGGATAATGATGGTTTTAGATACTCAAACTTAGAACATTACATTGCACCGAATATGAATTGTTGTCTTGCTGTTATTAGTCATCATTAAAAATGTAGGTATTAGAAAGGGTGTGGAGAAAATGGGAAATTACTATGAAGGAAAATTAATTTTCGGATTGAAAAGAAATCTTCCAGATGAACTGTTACATGATTTATCAGTGCTTGCAAGCGAGCGAAGCTGTGATAGAGATATAAAACCACTGTTACAGCATAGAGAATTAAAAGAGTCTAAATGGATGAATCATTATAGAGCTTTATATCCGACTTACACATTAGAATTTTTCGAAGGAATGTGGTTTCTGACTGCCAGCTTCTGTATGAAAGGATACATGTACCTAGGTGATGACTTAGGGCAAGATATTTATGACTTTCTGTATCCATATTTTAATTCGGACATTCTTGATGAAGCAGATGGTGGTTATATGGGCACTATTGAAGATGAAGATGGAACCTACCGGAAAGAATTCTACGCAAACTATGAACAGTTCAATAAAATCGTAGAAAGCAGAGAGTATCTGTGTAAAGATTGCTACAAGAAAATGGATGGATCATTGTGCAATGACTGGAAGTACTGTAAAAGAGCATATGATATAGGAAGAGGTGATACCATTGAAGATTCGTAACGGGTTTGTGACCAATAGTAGTTCTTCAAGTTTTATTATTGGTAAAGCAAATGACAACACAGTAACTATTGATTCGGCATATCAAGAAATAAAAGAATTTTATAAACAATATTATAAATCTTGCTCTGAAATGTATAGCTATGTAGAAGAATATTATCCTGATGTGTTTGAAGTTGTTACTGAAAAAAGAGGTAAATATTTACACTCAAAGAAATCGTGGGACTGTACAAAAATTGCTGACACTCAGTTGAGATTGATGTTTGGCCTTGACCATTATGAAGAATTACCGGGAGTAATTGATTGGATCAACTGTGAGACATACAAAGACTATGTCAATTTTTGGATTTCTAAAATGGAAATCGGAGTTCATGCGCCTTTTTATATAAGAGACTTTTCCTGCAATGATCCGTATGTCCCTCTTGATTTCAGTACACAAATGATAGAGTGCTCAGGAGACAATGGCAACGGAATTGAGTCAGATATATTAGATTGGTATTTTCCTAATTTTGAAGGTGCTGTTTATGGATGTGACAGATGTTCTGCGCAATACTATTGTAAAAAAGATAGAAGCAAGGAGTGTGAACCTATGGCTGAATCATTCAAAAGAAAGGGCATCCCAGAAGATAAGGTATGCCTATATGTTCTTGGTAAAATTTGTGTATGTTCAGAATGTGGATATTTGCCTGACTATGTAGTTGAAAGATTAGAAGAAATATCAGAGTATTCATGTAACCATATGGGTTAAGAAAGAGAGGGATTAGTTATGATGAACTATGAAATGTTTGTGGAAGAACTTAAAAATAAAATAAGTGTAGCTATTAACATTCCTATTGAGAATATAGAATTTTCAAAAGATGGAGATAGATTTTCTCCGACAGGAGACAGACTGCTGGTGAAGTTTGCAGAGCATGATGATGCCTACGAAGTGTGCGGATTACATACAAAAGAACTCTTTAGAGAATTCTTAAATGGAACATCATTTGACACCATTCTTGATAGTACTGTAAGAGACATTAGACAGTTACAAGGACAAAATTCTTATGAAAAAACAAAGAAAATTTGGAACTATGAAACTGTTAAAGATTCTCTTTTTATAAGGCTGCTTAATTATGATGATAATTCTAAAGAATTGAGTAATGCTGTTTATAAAAGAATAGGTGATATTGCTCAGGTATTATATATGAAGGTGTCTGAATGTGATGGAAACATTATGAGCACTAAGATTTTTAAATCTGTAGTAGAGAAATGGAAGGAAGATGGTTTGACCTTAAGTGAAGACAATATTCTGGAAGAAGCATTAAGAAACACAGAACGTATGTATCCACCGAGAATTTACAGATGGGATCAGATGCTCTTTAATCCGGAATATGAAGGAGAAGAGTTTATGAGTCCTAGTACAGAAGAAGCAATTAACCAAGATCTTATTGGAAATTGTCTAACTACAGCAAAGAAAACAAACGGTGCGGTAGCTATATTTTATCCCGGTGTGGCTGAACGCTTTGCTGGTGTACTGGATTCCGATTTGTATTTAGTGTTTACCAGTGTACATGAGGTAATGGTACATAAAGCAGATGGTGTTGATGCGGTAGACTTATCAATAATCTTACAGGATACATTGGAAGAAGCGACACCTAAAGAAGATTTCCTCACAAGGAAAATATATAAGTATGAAAAAGATACTCATAGATTTCTTTGTGCCATATAAAAAATAGCCTCTCTCTTCTTGAGAGGGGCTGATAGGAGGGTAGTTATGAGAGAATACCATATTTATATGCAGCGTACAAAGCGTACAGAATGGCATTGCGACTATAGCATATATAAATGGCTTCCATGGGAATATGTAGGATATGTAGAGGGGACTAAAGAGCTGTATACATACTTTAAGTTGAAGTTCCCATACAGCACAAGAAGTATTAATTTTTACCATTCATTCAACTATTTTGATAGTGAATATGTTAGAACGGATAACGATTGGGATTTTATGTATTACCCACACGAATATCACAGATATTTGATCATGGATGATTATGGTAATGTACGAGACTTTCATCAGCTTACTAAGAAATATAAAAAGAAATACTATCGTACATATCATAAACATCATGGATGGAATATTCATTGGGCTTCAACAGTGCCGGATCAGCGTAAAAGTATTACACCAGAAGAGATTGTAGAAATAAGAAATGAATATGGTATTACTCTCAAGCCTATAAAACCAAAAAGAAAAATAAATCCATGGGATTATGAGAAAGAATCCAAAGTGTCTGGTTGGAAGATGCAAAGTAAAAGAAGGAAACAGTGGAGGTGAAAAATGAAGATATATTTACTATGTACATTGGATAGTGAACATTATAGAGAACCATATTTTTACTTTTTTGAAGCTGCTTTTGCGGCTCATAAATGGGTTATAGACAACTTAGTCAGTATTACAGAGGAAAGCCGAGAAGAAGTAATAAGTGAGCTTGAATATAAAAATGTAGACGGATCCGACGACCAGATCATGCGAATTGATTATTCATACGGAGATGGAGAATTCTATGTTAACACTATTCATGAAATTGAAATAAAAGATGGAGATTATCTTTGTATTTATCATCATGCTTACGAAGGTGTTGGATTCTATGTAGAGAAGATTGGCACTTTGGAAGAATGTAAAAATCATATGTTAGATTCAGCAGCTAAAATGGCTAATGATTTTAATATTGACATAACTGACGATGATGTATTTGAAGTTAATTCGTTTGATTCGTGTGTTGACGATGATTATCAGTGGCATATGTGCAATGTTATTCAGTTCAAGGCAAGCGAAATTATAGGAGATAAAGAAAAGGAACTTGATAAATCAGATTCTGCTGGGTTAAATGATGATATTCATAAATATAGTGATGAAGTCTATAAAGAATTGAAGAGCATATATGAGCCGCTTCCGATGTATGGGTGCGCCACCAACTATGCCGAAACTTCATTAGGAGAAGTAATTGAAGATATTGATGCCAGACCAAAATATGAAGTATTTAAAGAATTGTGTAACTATCATGGAATTGCACCTAGTACGGTAGAGTATCTGTACGAATCTATTTGGGGAAAGCCAAAGGATAAAACAGTTGGATATTTCTTATAATACAAATAAAAATAAGGGGATAAAATTGCAGTATTTTTTAATAGGAGTTATAGCAAGAACTATCATTGAATGGATATTTAGATGAAAGAAGGTGAAATATGAAAACTTATAACAGAAGAGAAGTTGAGAGAATTATTCTAAAGAATGGCTGGGAACTAGACCATTGTACTGGAGGACATTCGATTTATAAGAAAGAAGGTGTAAAGAAAACATTGTCTATTGCTTATAAGAAATGTAACCGGATGGTTGTGCAGAGACTTATTAAAGAATTTGGGTTAGTTACATAGGAGAATAATATGAAAAATAATAGTTGGACTCCCATTAGTACTGGTTTATTACCAGATGATATGGAAGATGTACAAGTAACATATATTGGATACAACGATCATGAGCCTTATTGTGATGCATTTGCGTATAGAAATGATGGAGATTGGTATTGGTCGTTAACCGACGATGAAGTTAGAGTAGAAATAACAGCATGGAAATATAACAGTGAGCCCTATAAGAAATAAATGCTAAATAGAATTGAAAGGTAGAGAAGGTGAAAATATGAGTTGGCACACAGAATGGGGAGATTTTCCAGAACTATATAAAGAAGTAGAAATTCTTATGACTGATGGCAGCATCAAAAGAGATATAATGGTTAAAGGGAAATATGGAAATTATGAATGGAGAAATTGGACAGATAAGTGTGTTGTAGGATGGAGACCTATTGAAAAAACTACATAAATACTATAAACTGTAAATAGCCATCTTTTTGTATCAAGGAAAGGTAAGGTGAATTTGGGAAAGAAAGTTAAAGTAAGAGATATGAAGCCAGGTTGGACATATAGAGTACCTGGCAAAACATTGGAAGAAATTTATGAAAGTGCGCATGAATATGCTAAATGGCCTCCGGTACAAATGACAGACGCAAAGCAAAATACAGGTTTATTATTGCTCAAAGTTACTGAAGACAATAAAAACAATTGGGATGAAAAATACGGGTTCAATCTATATCCTATACATGAAGAAGTTGAGCTGACAGAAAAAGCACTGAGGCCCGGTCAGCAAGGAACTTTTCAAGTAGTAAGAACTGGGAATAAGGTTTGGAACTATCATCCCAATTGTACTATCCGAGTAGAAGTAGACTCATTAGATTTTGAAATGGAAGAAGCTTATCCATTCCCTATTGCTGTAGTGAGGGATGACTATGAGCCAATACCTTTGCCGAATCCATGGACATGGGGGGAAACAAGTGATCCTGATTCCAAGGCAGCAAAGCATGTAGATGTTTGGGACGAGTCTGATACAAAGACTATAGTTATATTAGGAATAATATCATTTGTACTGTTAATGGCTGGACTTTCTGGTTTGAGTCTACTGATAACAATGTGGGCGGTAGCAGCAGCTTATTTTCATTCAAAGCATGAAAAAGTAAGAAAAGAAATCCTTGAACAAAGAAATAAACATGGAATTAGTGGAAGTGGATTAGACCACAAATTTAGATGGTGAGGTGAATTGCATGAAAGGAAGAGAAGAACATAAATATAAATCAGAAAGCAAGATGAGAGCATTGCTTAGGGATAAGCCACAATATTTCACTGGTTATTATAATGGTCTATTCAATTCATGCGAATATCTTACTGCGCAAAATTATACTATGACGGCTGTTAGGTTTATGAACTATTTGAAAGAAAACGGGTTTATAGAATCAATAGAAGATTGTAATGGAGCAATGACTATTGACAATGTAAACTCTTATCTCTCTTGCTTAAGAGGAAGAGATGGAGGATATAGTTCAGATAGCGCTAAAGCAACTACTTATACGGCATTAAAATCATTTGCTGATTATTTGTTAAGTAGGAAAATGATTTCAGAGAACCCTTTTGATTGTGGCATAAAAAGAGTTTCTGTAAAAGATCCGCTTAAACAGGTTGCAATGACAGCTGCAGAGTTGAAAAAAGTTGTTGAAAGAATAAATGATAATTCTATTGGTACAAAAAGGGCCAACGCAAGAAGAGAAGCATGGAAGGAAAGAAACCTTGCTATATTTACTCTTCTTATGGTAACTGGTATTCGTGTTACTGCGCTTACAGAACTTAATATGGAAGATATATTCTGGGATCAGAAGATTATTAGGGTTACTGATAAGCGCAGAAACACTTATGAATGTGAACTTGATGATGATAGTATGGATATTTTAAGAAATTGGGTAATAAAACGTGCAGAACTTTTGAATAAAAGAGATTGTAATGCTCTTTTTATTTCTAACAGACGAACAAGAATCACTGACAAATCAGTGAGAGATTTAGTTAAGGCATATACCGCAGATTTTGAAAAACATATTACTCCTCATAAATTTAGAAGTACTTTTGCTACATTATTATATGATCAGACAGGAGACATTGCATATGTACAGCAATTAATGAATCATTCTCGACCTGACACGACACAAAGATACATCGTTCGAAAGCCCATTAATGCTGAAGCTGCTAAATATGTAAATAGTTTATTGAAATAAGTTCTAAACAATGATATAATACAAGAAAGGAGGTTGCAAAATGTTAAGAAGTGAAAACCTGTATGAGATACTGGATAAGTATTTTTCTCAAATCCAGAAAAATTCATATTACAAGAGAGAAGTACAAAAATTTCTTATGAAAAAATATGAATACTCAGATATTGAATATATGCAGTATATCATTGGAGCAAAAAGCAAAGATGAGATTCCAGACAATGAAATGTATTGGCTTATTGATGCGTTTAATAATGTTTTTAGGACAAATATGGAAATGAAAACATATTTTTCTGATAAGGAAATAGTAAGATTTTCGAGCCTAAAGGCAGATTATTTAAAAACAGATATTTATCCAATAAGAATAAGTCCAGTGATAGAGATAGCTGAAGATCAATGGGTGACAAAAATAAGTATTGATTTACTAAAAGAGTTTTATGATAACCAGCTTATAATATACAATCCAAGGACTCAGCGTCAACTTAAACAGAGACGTAGAGGACAAGATGTATCATATACAATTGATATAGTTTCTTCATCAGTAAAAGCTATTGAAGGTTTAATGAGCAAGGGAGAATTTGTACCTAATGCTTTAACTCTTAATCTCAATGTTGATGATCCAGAGGTAGATTTTGATATTGTTGGATCAGAATTGATACTTAATTCTGGTAAATTTGATATCATTGATGGTTTTCACCGGTTTAGAGCTGCAATAAACACGAAAATTAAGAATCCTGATTTTCAGTTTAATTTTATCCTGAATATCATGAATTTTACAGAAAACAAAGCATGTCAGTATATTGAGCAGGAAGATAAGAGAAATAAGATTTCTAAAAGTTACTTAGCTTCTATGGATAAGTCGTCTCCTACTAATATAATTATTGACAAGCTAAACAACACATTGGATAGTCCAGTAAGAAGTAAAATTGAAAGAGCACATAGAGGAGAAATAGACAGAGCTACTTTGTTTTCATTATTGGAGTTTATTCTTAAAACTAAAAATATGAACCGGAGTCAGTGTATCAAAACTGCGGTATTTATCATAAATATTTTGAAGATAGTTCAAGAGAATAATCCAGATGTTGTATTTGATGACACTACTATGCCAGTAGTGTTATATGGTTCATCTATCTCAAAGGATGCATATGAATGTGCAGAAAAAATAGAAAGTGCATTAGGAAAAGATGTGCCGATTATTAATAGTGTTACAAACATGAAAGTAAATAAAATAAAAGCTTTATTTGAGGAGGTGTGATTATGTATAATGAAGAACGGAAGAAGGAATATCTACGACATATAGTAGAAGATCTTGGACAAACTCCACAAAGTGCGAAAGCTCTTTTTAACAAAACGGAAGACTATGAGGACTTACTTAACAAGGACTTATGTGATTTTACTTTTTCTGAAATAGATAAATTGTTGTCTACATTTGCAGCCTCATCAATAAATGCCTTAAGGAAAAATATAAGTGTTTTACGGAAATATGCTGACTGGTGCTGTTCCTGCAACATATCTATAGACAACATAAATCACTATGATGAAATAGATATGGAAATTGAAAGTCTACAGAAATATCTTAATAAGGAGAGAGCGGTGTGTCCCAGCAGAGAACAGGTTTTAAAGGATATTTCTAAAATTAGAAACTATTCTGATAAATTTTTAATTCTGGCTTTGTTTGAAGGAGTAAGAACAGAAGCCCCCGGTGAGCTTTTAAGAGCTAAAATAAGTAAGTTGAATGGTAATATCCTTACTTTCGAAAACGGAGAGGAAAAAACTTTGTCAGAGACGCTGGTAGACTTGGCTAAAGTTAGTTCACAAGAGGAGGAGTATATATCTTTTACTGGAACTGCTTCTTTATTAAGTATGAAGGGGAATATTGTTAATTCCAGGAATAATACACGTAGTGATTCATTAGAAGCTTTAAATCTAAGACTGACAAATAGGTTAATTGCGCTTAGAAAAGAGCTTAATATTCCGTATCTGACTATTCCTCGACTCTATACAGCCGGAATTGTAGAGCAGTTTAGAGAAATAATGAAGAAATATAATGTTTCTAAGGAAGATATCTTTGAAAGCCAGTATGTTGAAATGGTTAGTTCAAATTATAATATAAGTTCTTATGGCAAAGGAACTCTTAAAAATAAATTTTATAGTTATTTATAATAGATAATACCACACATAGATTGACTTAATTTGCTGTGTGTGGTAATATTTAAACATAACAAGCGAACAAGCGTTCGAACATTGGAGGGATTGCAGTGTTAGAGAGACTTTATGAATGTTTTGGAACTGAGGAGAGAATTGGATTAATTTGTCACATAAATGGCATGGAAATGGGGTGGATGAACTTTGTAATTGAAAATATATATGAAGAGGGAGATGTTGTAAGAGTAGAAACCGGAGATTCCTACATAAGACTGGAGCCGAAGCTTTATGAAGAGGTTCCAGTTGGAGAAGGGGAAAAATTTGTTCATGGTAAAGATTATGTTATATTGTATAAAATGGAGGAAGAAGAGTGCTTTTAAAAGAAATGCGTGAATTAGTGGAAGAATTAAATATATATGCTCATGCGTATTATATGGAAGATACTTCTCTAATTTCTGATTATGAATATGATAAAAAATATGATCGACTTAAAGAACTTGAGAAAGTTACAGGTATTATTTTAGCCAACAGTCCCACTATCAATGTTGGCTCAGAAACAGTTAGTGAGTTAGAAAAAGTCGAACATGATCATCCAATGTTGTCCTTAGACAAAACAAAGGATATAAATGAAGTTGAAAGTTTTATGAATGGTTTGCCAGGATTAGCCATGTTAAAAATGGATGGGCTTACTATTTCAGTAAAATATATAGATGGTAAATTGGTTGCTGCAGAAACTAGGGGGAATGGAATCATCGGAGAAAATGTTTTACATACAGTAAACAGTTTTGTAAATGTTCCAAAGAAAATTCCTTATAAAGATGAAGTGGTAATTGATGGGGAAGCTGTCATGGAGATCCATCATTATACTCATCTTAAAGAGCTAAAAGATATTGATCTGAAAAAAGATGGAGAAAGAAAGGGACTTTTTGGTGAAGAATTAGAAAAATATATTAAAGATAATGGTATTAAGAATATCAGAAATTTAACTGCTGGCTCTGTTAGACAGCTTGATAACTCCGTTACAAAAGAAAGAAAAATCAAGTTCATTGCTTGGAAGGCCGTTCGTGGAATAGATGGAAATAGTTTCATGAAAAGATTACAGATATTAGATCTGCTAGGATTTGAAGTGGTCCCTTGGGTAAAAGTTGATAATATTGAAGAGAATATTAAAAAACTTAGAGAAACCGCAAGAGAAAAAGATGTTCCTATTGATGGAATCGTATTTTCATATGATGACATTGATTATAGTGAAAGCTTAGGAAACACATCGCATCATGTTCGATCACAATTGGCATATAAATTTGCAGATGATAAGTTTGAAACAGTAATTAGAGATGTGGAATGGAGCATGGGAAAGACTGGACAGTTGACACCTGTGGCAGTTTTTGATCCGGTTGAAATAGATGATACGATTGTTGAAAGAGCTAGCTTACATAATGTGAATATTTTCAAAAGTTATGAACTGTCAGTAGGAGATACGATTACGGTATATAAGGCAAACATGATCATTCCGCAGATTGCAGAGAATTTGACCAGAAACGGTGACAAATTGTTTACTGTGCCTGACAAGTGCCCTATTTGTGGTGGTCATGTAAAAATTACAGGTGAAAATGAGACAGAAGAGCTTCAGTGCATGAACCTTGAATGTAAAGGGAAACTTCTTGGTGAATTATGTACTTTTGTAAGCAAAGAAGCACATGATATTACAGGGCTTTCTAAATCTACTCTGAGTCTATTAATAGAGAAAGAATTTATTAAAGGGCCTTCAGACTTATTTTATCTAAAAGACTGCCGGGGAATGTTAGTGACATTACAAGGGCTAGGAGCAAAAAAAGTTGATAAAATTCTGGAATCAATAGAAAAATGCCGCAAGACAACTCTGCCTAAATTCCTTTATGGGCTGTCCATACCTTTAATCGGTCGAAGTGTTAGTAAGCAGTTAAACACCGTTGAAGAAAAAAGAGCAAGAGAAAAAGGATTAAAGACAGCTTTTGATAGTTTCATTGAAGATATGGATTCTCAGTATGATTTTACATGTTTGGAAGACTTTGGTTTTGCGAAAGCTTCTTCTTTGAAAAATTATTTTGAAGAAAATCAAAGATACATAACTGAGCTTGCTGCAGAATTTCAATTTGAAGAAATTTCTCAGGAGACTGTAAAAGATGGTTTGAATGGGGCAATATTCTGTATTACTGGGACACTCACCGAGTTTGCCAATAGAGCAGCTCTAGTAGAGAAGATAGAGTCTCTTGGAGGTAAAGTCACAGGATCAGTAACTAAAAAAACTAACTACCTTATTAATAATGATACATTGTCAAAGAGTAGCAAGAATGTGAAAGCTATGCAGCTTGGTGTCCCGATAATTTCAGAAAAAGAATTTTTAAACAAGTTTGTAAAAAAGAGTTGACAAGGTGAAATGACTATGGTATACTTAGAGCAAGTTAAGAGAAAGGAGAACGGTTCTAGCCGATAAACAAGTTTGTAAAAAACTTGTTGACACAGAATACGAAGTATGTTATAATACATATATCACAAAAGGAAGAGGAAAATGAGATATGTTTTAGAAAGTGAAAAATATCCTGGAAATTATTTGGTATTTAAACATGGAAGTCCTCCTCATGTGGTGGATTTAAAATCTGCTCAGAAGTTTGATAATGTACCAAAAGCCTTAAACAGGATATCAACAATTCCTAAAAATTTAAGCATATACGCCCCTTGGAAAGTAACATCAGTTGATGAGAGAGTTGGTTTTGTACAGCAGAATAAATCTCTTGTAGAGATTGGTGATTATAAAAAGAAAATAGATGACAGCATATTGCCTATTAAAGAAATATTAGGTAATAGAAAACCTTTAGAAAAACAGCTAAAGGAACTGGAGCTTATATCTCAGGATCTTGATCACTATATAGAATTCAATAAACTGAATGTTACTTCTGGATATTGGGCATATAAAATTAGGAAAGTGATTAGAGAGAAACGAAGAAGCATAAAAGAGGATTTATACTATATAGATTATCTTCAGACTGCTTCGTTGCCTCAAATTGTAAATGGAGAAGGGAGACCTAATCCAGATAATCAAAAATATCAAATTAGATCAGATATTGGACAAGAATTCTTTAATCAGAAGTACATATCTAAAGAAATAGCAGAGAAGATTTGCAAAGAAATAGAGGAGATTACATAATGAATGAATTAATTATGCTGGTAGGTTTACCTGCTTCCGGTAAAAGTACATGGGCTAAAGAGTATTCAGAAACTCATCCTGATTATATAGTGCACTCTTCTGATAAACTCAGAGAAGAAATGTATGGAGATAATTATGATGACGCAGACAACAGTAAAGTATTTGAAGAACTGCATCGTAGAATACTGGAAGATTTGAAAATGCATTCGGTTATTTATGATGCTACTAATTTGGTAAAGAAAAGAAGAGTGCATTTTTTAAAAGGAGTTCCTAAACATGTTTATAAAACATGTGTTATGTTTTTGAAAACATATGAAAAATGTTTAAAGGACAACTCAAAAAGGGAAAATTCAGTTCCAGACGAAGTGATTACAAGAATGAGGAAAGTATTTTCTCCACCAATGTACCATGAAGGGTTCAATGAAATTAGAGTTGTACAAGATGATCATAAAGATATAAAAGAATTAATAGATATGGCTCGTGACTTCGATCAAGAGAATCCGCATCACTCTTTGACTCTTTATGAACATCTGAAAAAGGTTTCAGATGGAGTACCTAGAGAAGAAAACTTATGGGTGGCAGCCAGTCTCCATGATATTGGAAAGCTTTTCACTAAATCAAGAATTAATAGAAAAGGTGAAGAAGATAGCTATTGTCATTACTATCAGCATCATTGTGTTGGAGCTTATGAGTATTTAACATGTTTTGATTTTTCCGGTGTGGTTACAGGAAAAGATATATATGATGCTTTTTATACAGCAAATTTGATTTATTATCATATGCATCCCTATTTATCATGGGCGCAATCAAACAAGGCAAAGAATAAAGATAAGTATTTAATTGGAAAACAGATGTTTTCAGATGTGATGCTATTACATGAAGCAGATGTTAAAGGGCATTGATTTTCGATATAAACAATGATATAAAACAGGAGAATAAAAAATGAGAATTATTAAGGTAGGAAACACATTTAGAACTTACGACGATTCATTAGAAACTTTCGACAAGCTTCCGGCTCAGAATTATGTCGTGAGGTTTCAAAAGAATTCTGGTTTCTTTTTAGAAAAATATGCAGACATAGAAATCAAAGAAAAAACCTACGGAGTACATATGAGTAAGGTTGAAAAAGTTCTTAAGGCTTTTCCAAAAGCAGAAAAGAACCTTGGCGTTATCCTGTCAGGCAATAAAGGAATCGGCAAATCATTGTTTGCAAAGACATTGGCTGTGGAAGCAACAAAAGTTGGTTTACCAGTTATCATTGTAGACACGTATATTCCTGGAATTGCAAGCTTTATTGAAGAAATTGAACAGGAAGTAATGGTGTTGTTCGATGAATTTGATAAAACATTTGGTAGTATTAAAGCTGCTGATGGCATGGCAGATCCTCAAACAGAAATGCTTACATTGTTTGATGGATTGTCTCAAGGGAAGAAAATGTTTGTGATTACTTGTAATGACCTCAACTCGTTAAATAGTTATTTAGTAAACAGACCTGGAAGATTTCACTATCATTTTAGATTTGAGTATCCGTCAGATGTTGAAATTACAGAATACTTAGAAGACAAGTTGGATAAACAGTATTACAGCGAAATTGAAAAAGTAATTTCTTTTGCTCACAAAGTAGATTTAAACTATGATTGTTTAAGAGCAATCGCATTCGAGTTGAATTTTGGGGAGCCTTTTGAGATAGCAATCAAAGATCTAAATATTATTAATTTAAACAGTATTATATATGAAGTCACTCTACATCTTGAAGATGGTTCTGAGGCAACCACAAAATTGACCATTGATTTCTTTGATAAGAGTGCAAGGATTGAACCGGAATTCTGCTTTAAAGGAACTTATGTAGATGCTTCTTGTAAGGTTCTTGATTGTGAGTTTGATCATAAGAAAGGCATCATTTATGTATCTGGAAATGATATTAAATTAGAAAATGATAATTACTACAATGATGAAGAAGATGAAAAGATCATCAAAGAAATGAAACCAGCATATATGACTTTTGTAAGAACAAAAAGTAGAGAATTGCATTATACAGTGTAAATAATCTATATATAGATACCTTCATAGGTATCTATAGAGGGTAGTGGCCAAGCGGTAAGGCACAGCACTTT